GTAGTGCATAAGTCTATTATCGTTATCTTTATAAGCATGAATAATATTTTTATCTCTCATGTCTGTTAGTATATTTTTTGTAATAGGATAGTTAGATTCTATATGCTGTGCTATTTCATTTATAGTTCTAGGTTCTGTAAGGTAAGCTAGTATTTTATCTGTGTTACTCATGATATGTCCTTAACTTTACAATGCCACTTCTTCTTATCGTCTTGGTGCCAACCATGTACATGAATAGTCCAACCAGCTTCACGAACTGCACCTACATTCTCATGGTCTGCTATTTTCTTTACTCTAGCTGACATATTTGTTGCTGTAGTTGTTTGCACAGCTAATGTTTCTTTTCCCTTTAAAGCTAGTATATCTATAAAACCAAATAAATCTTGACGTATCCTAGCATAACTATTCCAATGCTCTGTAATCCAACATGTGTATCCTTCTTCTCGTAATTTTTTAAGACTTAACTGCGTTGGGCTAGTTGCCATCAAATTGACTTTCGTTAGGTTTAGATATTCCGTCTTTAAATCTTTTCTCTACATCACCGGTAGACTTATTGAGTTCGTATTCATAAGTGTGTGGTGATACATCATCACTATTTTGTTTTTTACGGTGATGCTTAACAATATCTTCTATGATAAGAACATTAGCTAACTCTTCTTCAGTTAAAGTAATACCTTCTTTTTTAAATATCTTATCCCAGTTATCCTCAAATACTTCTCTATCTGTAAAAGGTCTAGGTGCACTTCCTTTGCCCATTATTTAACTCCTATCATGTCATGTTCAAAAAGATATTGCATGGTTTTTATATATGCTCTATTCCACATATCTCTACGTTCTTCTCGTGTCAGTTCTTTTCCATTGTCTAATTGAACATGGCACTCTACACATAGTGCTGCACATAATGCGTCAGAATTTTTAAGACCCATTCCCTTTCCCTCGTTACGGTGAGCAGCACAAACTGTTTCAGATTGTATGCCACAATGTTGACAAGGTAATTGTCTTAATAATTTAGTGAGTTTCGTATTGCGGTAAACCATCTTGAAATGAGCATCCATATTCGTTAGCAAATCTTAATACATTTTCAATAAGCTCAGCAAATTGAGCTGTATCTAAATCAGCAGTTGAAGGAACAACTATTACAGGTTGACCAGCTATTTCTTTAGCGTATTTAAGGTACTTGTATTTCATAAGTTCATGCAACTCATCTTTAGTATAACCTAAATGGTCTGATAAACCTTCAAGTAATGTCCAGTATAAATCATTTTGGCTTAAATTACGTATGGGTTTTTTTTCAGTCACTTGTATTTTCCAAACCTTACTAAAATCAAGTTCCTTTAGTTTGGTTATTAATATTGGTAAATTCATTCTTGTTAGGTTGAAATTGAATTTTATCATCTCTCCATCCTTTCGTTTTTCTAAATGTTACACCATCTTTTGTTGTTATTTTATATTCTACTTCACCAAAATGCTTTTGTATAGCCTTTAAAAAATCATTTATTGTATCCTTACCTTGCATTTGGACTCTCCTTGTATTTAAGACCTTTAGGGTCAAACCAAAAGTTAAATGAACCTTCCCATTGTGCATTGCGTTGCTTTTGCACAAATACTTTAGCATGAGGAATAATTTTTAATTCTTCTTCTGGAGTTTTTCCTTCATCTACTAATTTCTCACGAGCCCTGTTCCTCCAAACCATAATGATGTTATCTACGAGGTTACGAATATGGCTGCTGCCCATGATGTTTGTAGCGTCAGGTATCTCTGACTCATCTTTCATCTTACGAGTATGAGCCACTAAAAAGATATGTATGTTTAAATCACGACTAATTACAGCTAACTTATCAACAAACAATTTTTGTTTCTCTAAAGACTCTTCTGAAATATCACTCATTTTCATAAGGCTGTCAATAACAAACACTTCACAACCAAGAACATGACGTCCGTAAAATAAAGTTGCAAACATATCTTCTGAAGTAGTAGTTCCTAACTGGTCATAAATAAATAATTTATCTTTTGCTCTATCTGTCCATGTTTTAATATATTCATCTGTTGGCTCTGCTGAACCTAATGTATTTATCAGCATGCGTGAAAGAGTAAGCACTGGTTTCATTTCCATACTAGCAATCAAACATTTAGTATTCTGTTTCATCATTGCTAATATTACTTGTGAAATCCAGAGCGATTTACCATGACCGCTGACCCCAGTCAGACAACTTATTTCCCCCATCCTAACACGGAACTTATCTTCCGTCTTAACCCAGCCAAGCGATTTACCACTATGAATTTCCTCACCAAAATACTTGACCAAGTCATTAGCAAATATATCCGTACTTTTAACTTTAAACTCTGCATGGCTATACCCCTCATTATAAAATTCTTGAATAGTTGATTGACTTACGGTTAGCTTATCAATGACCTCTCCTAAATTCATTAAATGCCACCTTCCCAAACTTTGCGTATATTAGTTACAGTTCCATCATCCCATCTTTCTTGGTTAAGTAATGTCATAGGTGCTGGCACAAACCCTTCTTTCCATGATTTAGTTTCTTTCATCATATTGACATAGCCTATAACTTTATCAGCTATTAAGTCAAGGTCTTTTGCTTGCCATTTTTCTAAACAACCCTTCTTATTATTTTTACGAACATTTGGATATGTATTCCAAAACTCTTCAAACCGCACAATGGGTTTTATTATCTTATCTCTATCTAATCTACTCTTATCTGTTATAGTATTTGTATAGACTTTCTCTATACTTTCATTTCTTATGAGCCAAGTATCTAATTCCTTTACTAATTTTTCTACAAAGCTGATAGGTTTTCTAAATCTAAAAGCAATATCTGATACTTGTGGTAATTTGCCATTTGACTCACTAGCTAAACACCATAATTTGAATAAAGTTGCTTGCTTTATATCATCCATTTTCATAAAATCAGGGTCATTTAAAATATCACGACCATAACATTTAAACCACTTCATATCACTCTTATGCTTGTAATGCTGGTACTTATCCCAGTTTTTAATTCGCATCATCATCTCCGTATAAAGCCTTGTCAATCATCTCATCCCAGTTAAATAATATTTCTGAATTTAATAATGAATCATCATGGCTTATACCTCTTAAAAACCCTTGTATATAATATAAAACTTCTTTTTCACTCATAATACTCTCCTTAAAATAAACATTCTTCATAAAGTTCTGACATTGGCACAACTTTTGCTTTAGGCAAAATATGGAGCTTACAACTAGGTCTTGACTCTAAAAACCATAGAGCCGATGCCTTGTTACTAAAGGCTCTTAGCGGTTTTCCGTCAAATTCATCTAATATAATGTAACGCAATATCTCCATGGAGTAAAACACTAACATAGGTAAATTCTATATGCAAACTATTTTTTTTATAGAAAATACTTGACAAGTTATTTTAGGTCATTAAGATAACTATTGTAATTTTAACTAGGAGAGAAACATGAGTGTAAAAACAATGATAGTAGTAGCAGTAGCATTTTGGGCTTATGTATGGCTTTGCTTACAAATCATGGGTAAGTTAGCAGGTGCAATATGAGTAAATATATTATTTGCTTTATGATAATTTTTATAGCATACTTCACATGGAGAATTATATGTTAGAACATATAGCAGATATTCTTAAACGATTGAATGACGAACTTAAATTAGATAACGATAAATGGGAGAGAGAACAAAATGTCACAACAACAACATTACGACCAGGTGATGATGGAACAGCACCAACAAGAATTACAACAACAGGAGAGAAAGATGAACTATAACGAACTACGAAAAATTAATGTATCAGACCACATTGAAAAAAAGAATGGTCTATCATATCTATCATGGGCTTGGGCTGTAGACACTCTTCTACAGCAAGACCCAACAGCTTCATGGGGATATGGTGAACCTAAACAGTTTGGTGAAACACTTATGGTATTCTGCACAGTCCATGCGTTTGGTAAGTCTATGACTGCACAATTACCTGTGCTTAACTTTAGAAACCAAGCAATACCTAACCCTGACGCTATGGCAGTTAATACAGCTATGCAGCGTTGTTTAGCTAAAGCTATTGCGTTACATGGTATTGGTCTTTACATCTATAGCGGTGAGGATATTCCAGAGTCAGAACAACCAACTCTAAAGGCAGTATCTAGCAAGGATTTCCTATGATAGAACAACGCACAGATGAGTGGTTTCAGCAACGTCTAGGCAAGGTGACAGCATCCAGAATATCGGATGTTATCGCCAAGACTAAAACAGGCGTATCTACATCTCGTCAAAACTACCTTATCCAACTTGTATCAGAACGTCTTACAGGTAAGAAAGGAGATAGCTTTGTTAATCAAGCTATGCTAGATGGTATTGAAAGAGAAAGTGTTGCTAGAGAGCTTTATATGCAATCTAAAGTAGTATCTGTAACAGAAGTAGGTTTCTTTGACCATCCTGTTATTAAGAATAGTGGTGCTAGCCCAGACGGAGCTGTAAATGCAGAAGAAGAGGGTAAGTATGCAGGTCTTATAGAGATTAAATGCCCTATAGAAACAACCCATACTAATACGCTTATGAGCAAGTCAGTTCCTAGTAAATACATTCCACAAATGCAATGGCAGTTAGCTTGCACCGGTGCTAAGTGGGTAGACTTTGTAAGCTATAATCCTAACTTCCCTGAAGAACTACAGTTATTTGTAGCAAGGGTTGACAGATGTAATGATACAATAGCAAGCCTAGAAGCTGAGGTTATTAAGTTTTTAGATGAAGTAGACCAAACAATTTTAAAACTGAAGGAGTAAGTATGCAATTAGAATTAACTGTAGAAGAAGTAAACTTGGTATTGTTAGCATTATCAAAATTACCATTTGATTCTGTAAATCAATTAATACCAAAGATACAAGGGCAAGGGCAAGAACAACTTAAAACTAAACCAGAAGAAACTAAGGAGTAATATATGGCTGAGTACGATAACACGAACACATTTACATTAAACAAGAATGACAAAGGTGATAATCCTAAACGACCAGACTACCGAGGCAAGTTAAATGTAGATGGTATTGAATTTACATTATCGGGTTGGGTAAGAGAAGGTGCTAATGGTAAGTTTATTAGTGGTGCTGTAGCAATGGTTGCAACTGATGAAAGACTTAAACCTGCTGTTGAAGGTGCAGATGAGGATGTTCCTTTCTAGGAGCATCCCCATACACACTATACACACTATTTATTCATTACGTACATTGTTACTTCAAATCCAAAACGCATTTCAGTTGCTGATGGTGTTGTCCACATGGCAGTTCTCCTTTCTTCTAGATTTATAGTAGAATTATACGCTTATGTGGATTTACTAGACACAAGAAAACCATGAAAGGTCTATAATGGATATACAGTCTTTAGAAATGGATATAGTATGCTACGCTAGTGCAGCATATCACGAGGGGTCAACAAAAAATGAACGTATTGCTATTGTTAATGTTATCCGTAATCGCCTTCACTCTGGTCGTTGGGGTCATTCTGTATGTGGTGTCGTTTATTCTCATGGGCAGTTTATTGGGGTTACAGACCCTACTCACGAGCCAGTTAATGAAAAGACGTATTTGGAGACTAAACTTTTGGTACTTGATACAATTGTTTTTCATAAATTTGCAAATCCAATTGCAGATGCTATTTACTTCCATGACGACTCTATGCCGTCAAAAGCTAAATGGTACGGCAAACACAAAAAAACTAAAATAGGAAGGCTTACATTTTACTGATGAAAAAAGAACCTGTAGCATGGCTTTATGAGGAGTTTGATGTTAGGTCTGGTGACTTAAAGAAATCTTATTTATGGTCATTTCACCCTAATCAATTGTCGTATTTAAACGACTTAAAGAACACAACGCATCATATTAAGATAACACCATTATTTCTTGGTGAGCCTGTAGAGGAATATAAAGGATTATCAAGATACGATAGTAAGAAACTAACGGAGGCACATGGTGGACTCTAAACCACTTACGCAAGAAGAGATAATGAAGGCTTATAGTAAAGTATTTCCAACAAGATATGAGCCAATGACTTTAGAAAGAATGATACAATTTGTTAGAATTATAGAACAACTGCATGGAGTAAAAGATGTACACTAAACTAGATGACCAAAGACAAGCAAAGTTTGTTATAAACTATGTTGCTGAACATCCTGGTTGCAGCATTAAAGAAATTGTGCAAGAATGCGTCATTGCTAGAACACGATTGAAATACTTGGAAAGTCAAGGATATTTGATTTTGCCTAAATGGACTTATAGCAATGAATTAGATAAAAGATTTAAGAATAGAAAATATGTATCTGTAACTGTAGGAAGGGAGTATGGCAGATGGCAAGAGCAGAAAAGATATTAGATGTAATAGTATGGCTGTTGATTGTTGGTGGTATAGGTTGGTTTTTTTATGGTTGTTATCAGTTAATTGATTTATTTTTTCTAAGGGGATAAAGAATGGTTGATTTAGTGAATAGACCACCGCATTACTTGGTGGGAGGCATAGAAGCAATAGATGTAATTAAAAGTCGTTTGACTAAAGAAGAGTACATTGGGTATCTAAAAGGATGTAAGTTAAAGTATGACTTACGCTATCCATTTAAAGATAATCCACAACAAGATTTACAAAAGTCTGATTGGTATAAGAACAAGTTATTAGAGGCTACACAAGATGATGATGCAGATTATATTCCACCGGAATTAGAAGCTCAACTTCAGAGGTTTGATGATGAGTAAAATCTATTGGATATTTATTACTGTTTTAGCTGCACTAGCTATTTGGGGAACAGAAAATGCTATAGGGCAAACTACTACTATACTAGCACCTGATGGGTCTGTAACCGTCTGTCAGGTCTATAATGGCACTGTAATCTGTGTCTAATGCTATGCGTAATGCGTATGCTAGTCATACAGACTTTGGCTTTTTAAGAGGTGTAATACTAGAAAATCCAAAAGCTATGCCATCTAACATTGACATGGTTTTTGAAAGGCGTGGAAACTTTCTTATTGGAGAGTGGAAGCGTGAAGATGAGGATATATCTCTAGGTCAAAAGATACTGTTAAAAGCATTAGCAGACCAAGATAAATTTACTGTGTTAGTTATAAATGGATATAGTGACGATACTGGTACTGAGGTAGATAAGTTTTATAAGGTTACCCAGGATAAACTTGTTATTCTTGGTAATGGGATAGAAGGATTAAAAGACTATATAGATGCTTGGTATCAGTCATCTAATAATTACGTATAAAATCAATAACTTATAAAATATTTAAAAATAATGAAAAAAATGCTTGACATGTAAATATCAATTATATAAGATTTGCATATCGCCGATTTATCAATCCACTTGCAGGCGAACAAGAAATTTTGCTAAAGGAGAGTAACATGGAAACATTTAAGTATGAAGTAGTAGTAACTTTTGGTCATTTAAAGGCTTTAAAACTTTTTGTAGGTAAAAAAGATATAAGGCATTATCTTAATGGTGTTTATGTTGAGTTTAATAAATATAACACTATCTTTGTTGCAACTGATGGTCATAGACTATTAAGTGCAGCTATCTATAATCGTGAAACGCAACATGGTAGAGATACTATTGGAGCTATTATTCCGATTGAAACTATTGAATCTTTATTAAAAGTTAAACCACGAGTTGATGTGGGTTTAATAACTTTAACTGTTGAAGATAAAATAGTTAAGAAAATTGATGTTATTAGTGATGCAGTCAAATTAGAAACATTACCAATTCAGGCAACGTACCCTGACTTTAGAAGAGTATTTCCAGAGTCAGTATCTAATGAACCTGGTAATTATGACTTTACATATCTTAATGACTTTAATAAGGCTGCTGAGTATATATCTGGCATTAAATTTAAGAAAGCATATTTAAGCCAAAATGGTGACAAAGCAGCTTTAGTAGATGTTGAGTCTGATTGTGTTGGTATTATTTGCCCATTAAAAAATGTTAATGATGCAATTATTACTAAACCAAAATTTTTATTTGACGAACCTAAAGAGTCTGTAAAGGAGGCTGCATAATGGCTTACATTAATACTGAAACTAAAACAAAAATACATGCTGCATTAAAACCTATATTTAAAAAATATGGTATTAAAGCAACATTAGCTAGAAATTCATATCATTCAACATTAGTAGTAAATGTTGTATCCGGTGATATTAATTTTGGTAGCACTCATCAACAAGTGAATGTTTATCATGTTGCTAGTCATTATGAAGGAAAAGCTAAACAATTTTTAAACGAAGTATTAGATACTATAAAATTGGTTGGTGAATGGTATGATGAGTCAAACTCACAAATTGACTACTTTAATACTGCCTTTTATATTGACATTAATATTGGCAAATATAATAAACCTTATGTATTGACTGAAGATAAAACACAGCCATATAAAGAGTATTTATTAGTTGGTGGTTTTAATGATAGGAGTATTGCAAATGGTAATACTTGGAAAGAAAGTGAGGTGTAATATCAACACTTTTACTAAGTACTTAACAAAGGCTGTACAGTCTATTTTAAAAAACAAAGTAGATTTAAGTAATGATAAAGACTTAAATAGAAGTCATCTTAAACGTCATGTACAGCTTCTTGTATATTCACAATTGGATGATATTGTAAAAAAGTTAATACCCTAATCCTTTGATTAGAGTATCTACTGGGTTCATGTACTGACCTTGTGTAAATGCACTCGTATCATAATAGGCAGAATCTAGGAGTCCAAATTTAGGACTCTTAGCTACGCCTTTTAATTCACTAGCTAACTGTTTAGCAGTCATAGCACCATTAGGGTCAAACACTAACATACCACCATTAGGTGTTGCTGATACCACTCCACCTTTAGGGTTAAGTTTTTTACCAGCATCAATAATTTGTTTAGATGATACGTTTTCAAATAAAATACCATTAGCTGCATTTTTGTTTAAGTTCATAGGTATCTTAGTAAAACGTGTAGCTCCTACTCCCCATTGACCTAAGTCGCCTCCCATTGATTGAGCATATTCTTGTAATGGTGAAGATTTTTGAATATTCATTCTATTAATAGGACCTAAGTCTTGACTATATACTCTATTAAATTCCTCTACGTTACTTGCTGGGTCTACCCATACACCTTGCACTTTAGATGGAGGTACATTGGCATACTGCATACCTTTAGCAGCAGCACCTTCTTGAGCAGCTCCATATCTTAAATCTGATAATGCACGACCACCTGCTGTTTCACTAGCTTTTTGTAATATACTTGGAGATGTAGCTTCAATATTAAGATTTACAGGAGACATTTTACGCTGTCCTTCTGCATATTTTAATGCCATACCAGGTGCTTGTGCAACAGTACCCAATGCTCCTAAACCAGCAGTTAATCCACCTAATAAACCTTGAATAGGATTTTGGTTAGCATAACCTTGATATGCTTCATAAGCACCTAACGGAATACCAATAGGAGGATATACCATAGACGCTCCAGATGCAGCAAGTTGAGCCATCTCTTTAATATCTTGTTTTGTAAGTTGTGGTACATTAGGCAATGGATTTCCATTGTCATCAACAACAAGACCTCTAATTACTTTCATATTAATTTCCTTTTAATCATCTAATGGAGTAAGTTCGGAGTAGAGCGATAATTCCTCGCCACTAATTTCTATAAGCGAGTCATCATCTAGCTGAATGACAATAGTGCTATCGCCATGTAATGCTTCACAAGATACAATCATTCTGCCTAGCATGTGATTACATATAATTTCTACATCTGAACGTTGCATAATTGTCCTATATATTTACTAAAGAATCTTTGGCAATCTTTTCTGATTTAACAGACCTTGCCCACGACCCACAATTTTGACATTGAAAGCGTTGATAGATAGCAGTTCTACTTCTTTGAGTTCCACGAGATTGTAATTTGCGTGAAGCACAATTAGGACAACAAACGTCAGCAGAATATGCGTTATGATTTGGATGTTGTTTAATCCAACCCTTAAATTTATCGTAGACTTTCTCAAGTAATATAACATCATTTTTATTATATTCTTCCATAATTTTCCATGCCTTACGGTCATCATTCATACACTTGACCCATAAAGTATGACCTTCATGTGCTGTTTTACTACCTAATCCTAAAGCCTGTGCAACATAATCTAGTTTGTTAGAAACAAATCTAAACTGTCTACGAGCTACTTGTAATAAATCTATCTGTTTGGATGGTGCTGGAGGCGGCATACCAGATAATAAAAACTCTTTATGTAGTATTGGTATATCAAACCTAGAACCGTTGTAGTGGACTATGGCATCTGCTTCATCAAGAAGTTTATGCACAGAGTCTAGCATCTTTTGTTTGCCAGATTTTTGGATAGAGTCAAACATAATTTTAGATTCACCGTACCACTTGGCTGCATAACATAAAGTATAAGATGATTCTAGTAATTGGTTTATAGAGATGTTCTGGTCAAAGATACCCCAGACATGAGCAGTATTTGGTGCTACTTCTATATCAATTAATAATATTTTCATAGTAGTCTCTAAAGTTGAGATACTTTATTATATACTAGATAAATAATTAACATGAGTAATACATATTTAAAGTGGTCTATAGCACAAAGGATATCGCAGATAAGATAATCTAGCATATCTTAATAGTAGCTGTTTTAGCTTTCTTTAGTTTGTCAAAGAACTTCTTATAAGCTATTTTAGAATTACCTATGAAGTCTTTACCTGCCCATGTTGAGCCAAGTAATATACATCCGTCTGTATCTGCTGAAGTGTTGCCTGAATGAATACGAACGCCTGTGAAGTCAGGAACGTTTAGTATGTGTGGCATGTCTTGTTTAAATCGTACAGAAGCGTCTATAATAAGTTTATATTCACCAGCAGGGATAGCAGTCTTACCTAAGACTTTAGTGCCATTTCTAACTACATCTTCTAACGTATAACACTCATATACACCGTCTACATACATCTTGCCTATAGTATGTGTATCTTTAAATTCAAACCTTTTAACTTCAATCAACATAAGAGTTAATGTACTTTAAAAAAATAGTAAGATAATCCATAATTGCCATAAATATTAAAGCAATACCCATGACTAGCAATAACATTCCTACTACAATAAATTTAAGTATAGATAAGCCAACAAAGTTAAGTATGTTTAGAAATATCATTTCTTTTTGATATAGAACAGACTACGTTCACCAAATAAATAGAATCCTACAGCACTAGCAAAGTTATCTACTTCTTGTGTAGCCATACCTTGTAGGTGCATTGTAGCCCATGTGCCTAATACGATAAGACCAATCATAGGTCGCATAAGTCTAGTAATAGCTTCTACCCAAGGATAAGATGGGTTACCTGAGCCTGCTTCATTCATTACCTTAAAGAACTCTAAGTCAATAGATTTCATTTGTGAATACTGTTCTATAGTGGCTGGCTTGAATTGGTCAGGTGCTATAAAACGATTAATAAGAGATTTGCCTAAGTCCATTACGACTGGAGCAAAAGCAGATAACATGGTGATTGGGTCCATTATAGTTCCTTAGGGTCAAAGCCATACATCTTGGCTACACGCTTTTGTAGTTTTAAGAATAAACCTTTATGACTAGCATACTGTTCTGTTTTAGGTGAGTCTAAATATACGCACATGTGGATAATCTCATGGCATAGAGTCATTAAGACAGGATAGAGATGAGAATGACGTGCAGTAGATATAGTAATAATATGAGGGTCACCTTGTTCTGGTGGTTCATATTGTCCACATATAGTATCGTCATGCACTATTACAAAGTCTACTTTAGATGATGGCGGTAGTTTATATTCGTCAAATATAGGCATTTCTATCAGAGCTGAATATAGGTTTGCTATATTGTTCTCTGTGATAAATGTCATTTTGTAAATTGTGTCAACAAAAATACAATAACGAAACCTGCTGTGCCTAAAAGTATTTGCTCTAAACGCTTAAGTCTTGCGTTTATTTGTTCATAGCGTAACGCACAAATCTCTTCATGCGTATTTAGTTTAGCTTCTGTATCTAACTTAACCATTACTGTTCCTCTGATAATAATCCTGTGATAGGGTTAATAATAGGTGCTGCAACTTCTCTAGCACCAATAAGACTTCTAGTAGATACTTGTGGAATAGGAGCATTTCCTGTAGCAAGTCTATTACGTAATTGTTCTATGTTACGCAAACCTAATTGTGTAGCACCTTGTCTAGCTGCACCACCTATAATAGGTAAGCCTATAGCACCCATTGGACCACCTGCTACAAAACCAGCTCCTCCAGATATACCAGCAGAGATAGCTCCTGTTGGTGCAAGTTTACCAAATAAACGCAAAGCATTTTGTACTGAACCACCTTTAGCTGTAGATTTAATTAATTCTTGCTCTTCTTTACTAAATGCTCTTAATTTTTTAGGGTTATCTGCAAGATTAACTAATTTACGTCTTAGTGCATTTTCTATACCTGACTGATTATAATTTGCTTCTGCACGCAATTCTGCACTTGCTACTAAGTCATCAATAATTTCTGTTTTCTTAGCACGTTTCCATAATTCTCTAGCGTCTGTTAAAGCTCTTACAGCTTCTGACGAACCTTTAGATAATTGACCAGGTTGAGCATTTTCTACAAAGTCGTCTAGGTTATCAATCATAATACTTGATAAACGTCTTTCAGATGCGTCTGCACTAGAACCTGCTGCTTGACCAATACGCCTTAATATTTCCATGTTTTCAAGCGTTACATTAGAGTTTTTAGTGTCTTTAATTCTTTCTAACGCTGCAAACACTCTAGGCTGTAATGTTTTATCTAAACCTTCTTTAGCTAATGTTGATTCTAGTTTATTAGCAAATTGATTATAGGAGTTCTTTTTAAACACAGCACCTACATCTTCAGCAAACTTGTATTGTTGACCAGCTTGTCCTTTTAATTCTTGAACAGTAGGAGCTTGTAATGTACCTTTAGCACCAACAGCAAATGGTATTCCTGCTGCAATACCTGCTGCCATACCAACTAAAGGACTACCTGTTTCTTCTGCCACATATTGTGATGTAGCACCTACAGGTAATGCTGCTGCAACTTGTCTTACAGGTTGTTGTGATAATGTTTGTGCAATACCACGACCAACAGGTGTTGTAGCTGTTTTAGCTAACTGACCTAATGCACCTACCTGACCACCAACTCCACCTAATGCACTACCTCCAACTTGCAAGGCTCTTTCTGTTTGTGTTTCAGGAACAGGAAAACCTAATTTAGTTAAACCTTGTTCTACTGTTGATGTAGGAGATGGAATATCATATCTATCTGGCAATGCTAAATTAATACCTTTAGTTAAAAGTTCAGCAGCAGGTAATGCTAATCCACCTGCAATAGCACCAACAGGACCACCTAATGCACCACCAGCAATTGCACCTGTTACAGGAACAGCAGCACCTCTAGCAATAGAACTTAAACCACGACCTATTTGTTCTGTCATACTTCTTTGTTTTTTAAGAATAGATGATGGTAAATCATCTTCTGGCACTACATTAATTGTAGGTAATTCTAATGGTAGGTCACTAGATGGCATTAAATTACTTGGCAAATCTTCTAAAGGAACTCTAGCCATTATTCATACTCCCATTGACCGTTTCTAAATATCATTGGTTTACCACTTTTAGACTTAGTTTTTGCACCTTCTTTAAATCCGCTAGCAGGTGCTTGTACATTAGTTTGTTGAGTAGGTTGATTTGGTGTTTCATTAATATCATATTTAGTGCTAAGACGTTTAATTGTATCTAATGCAGCTTTTTTAGTTTCTGCTGGAACATAAGGATTTCCAATATCTGCTGCTGCTGATTCATATAATTTCAAGTCAAGAACACCTTGTGGACCTTCAAGTCTAGGCATTTTTAAAATAAGTTGAGATTGAATGTATTTTAATGATGCAAGATTTTGAGCTCCTTTTGTAGATTTTCCACCAATAGCTGCTACAACATCTCTAGCTGCACCAAGACCGCTTCCTGTAGCTTTAGGCAATAATGATTCAGCTTCTTTAAGCAAATCTGGAATTTCTTTTGCTTTTTCTAATTTTTCTTGTCTTTTTGCTTGGTCTGGTGAAAGTGCTGGTTTATATGTTATTGGTCTGCCTTGCATATCTAATGCTTGTGCGCCAGGTGTATCTGGAACATAAACAGCTTGACCACTTGCATCATTTTGAATTGTGTATTTTATTTCTTTTGGTTGAGTAGTAGTTTTATATTCTTGTATTGCTTCGCCAGTATCTTTATTAATAAGAATTTTTTTACCACCTACATCAATAACATCTGTATTAAGTTTTTGTTGTTTAGGAGATGTGTAGACTGCTTCACCTGTATTAACATCAACAACAACTCCGTCTACAACAGCAGTGTCTCTTTTTTGTTGTTTTGTTGGTGATTGATATATAACCTTACCAGATTTGTCTACTAAAGCACCATCTACGTTATATAAGTTATCATCTCTACCAGCCAATAATTTTGCTCTGACAGCTTTATCTACTACGTCTTGAGATGCACCCATACCACCTAAAAATGCTTTTCCTAGGTATGGTAATGCACTTCCTGTGTTTAAGTTTTTAGGAGTAGCTAAATATGTTGCGGCAGTTCCTAATAAACCTTGTAATAATGCTTGCTTTCGTAATTTGTCTTCTTCACCAGTGCCTAAAACTCCTGTTGGTATACTAGTGCCAAATACACTCATACCGTCAAACAAACCACCAAGCCCTGATGTGACTGGATTAGTAAGTGATGATATATTGTTATACAATGGGTTGTTATCAAATAATGCCATGATTTATCCTAATAATGATAATGGGTATCTACGTCTTGGTACTTGTGTCATTAATAATGGTTCATATTGTACTGAACCTTTACCACGACTTACTTGGGCTGGTTGTGCTTGCATTTGCTGTGGTTGAGCATTTATTCTGTCATATATGCCCATGCCTAAGCCTGCTGTTTGTACTGGGTTGTTTTTAAGTGCATCTAAAGATGATTGACCAATATTATTTAAAAAACTACCACCATAACCACCACCTGTAAAGTCAGCAGATTTACCCATAGCAATGTCTGCAAAGTTTGGTGCATACTGATTCATAACACCATCTGAAAATCCTTGAACAGCAAATTGACTTGGATTAAAAGATGCAGCAGCTCTAGTGGCTTCATTTGTTAATAATGGTGATATATTTTGATTCATAAATGTAGTGGCTACTTCAGGTGTAATATTTGATGCTACATTAGCAGCATTTTTTGTAGCTTCACTAGCACTACCTACTGCACCACCACCTGCTCCTAATAAAGAACCACCACCGCCTAATGCACCACCTATTAAAGCACCTTTAAGTGGGTCACTACCTGTAGCTGCACTACCTAATGCACCTATGCCAGCACCTGTAATAGCTGCATTTGCAGCAGCAGTACCACCAGCACCTAACATAGCACCTAATGCTGAAGTTGCTGTAATTGGTTCAAGACGCATAGTAAAGAATGTATCTATAATCCATAAAGGATTAATCCAGTTAAACAATTTCATTATTTAGCCTTTCCGACTACGTAGCAAATAGGCTCTAAGATAGCACGATAAATCATGCCATAAGTATCTCTAGTTTTACCTCTTTTTTGTTTCCAGATATCAGCAGTCCTATGTCTTGCGATATGCTCTAAAACACCCCTTAAAATGCGTTGTAGAGTGCTTTTCTCGCCACTCTTATAAGCATAGGTTACTAATGGTAAGAATAGAGCGTGATAACCTTTTTCGTATGCTGGGTCTAAGTCTTTAGATTGAGCTAACCAAATAGCGTTACGGAAGCTACCAAATCCATATTCAGCGTTCATAGCTGTACATACAATCTTGCCACCACCGGATGATTGGGTAGTAGATACACTTCCCATAGGTGTTTGACCAATAAGATTAGCGTAGTTTTGTAGTTTTTGATACGGTAAGTTTTGTTGGTAATTGAATCTGTCAATATCAGCTTGCAATGCTTGAGATTGATAATCTTCAGCAGTTTTACCTACGTTAGCTAATTGTTGAATATCTGCATAATCAGCTTGTGCAAGACCAGGTGCGCCCATAGCAGCAGCTTCTTGTCTACCACGTTCTGCACCATAGTTTTGATAAGCAAGCTCACCATATTTATTAGCTAGTGTATTTGCTAATGTACTAGCAGCTCTGTTTTGAATATCAGCACCTACGTTAGAACCATAACGACCTGCTCTTGATAAAGAGCTTTGAGCAGCAGCAATAGCATCATTGTAGTTTTGTGTAGCACCTTGTGCAGCACCTGCAAGAGCTTGGTTAAAGTATGGATTGTTTTGTAAGTATTGACCACTAATTACATTTTGTTGTTGTTGTTGAGCAGCAGGAAGTAAAGGATTGCCTGCCATAGCACGATTCTGTGCAGCTTGTAAAGCAGCTTGCGTTTGTTGTGAAGGTCCTACATAAGTCTGACCACCATAGTATTGTGGAGTGTTACCTTCATATAACTGCTTACCTTGTTCAAGACCATAAGTTACATAAGGTTTTACAGATGGGTCAATACCAGATGTAGTTGTAGAGCTAGTTGGAGCGCCACCACCACCATAAAATGTTAAAAAGTTATCCATAATCCAAATAGGATTAAGTAATTTAAATGAGTTAGATAATTTCATAGTTATTGACCTTTAGATGTATTGTTTGATATTAGACCGCTAGTTAAAAATCTACCTGCGCCTGATGATGGCATACCATAAGTTGTGCCTTGCATGTTTTGTGTTAAACCAGCATTAAGCCCAGGAAACAAACTTTCTGTTGTTGGATATGGAGCTATTTCATTAGATTGCATTGTATTAGCTTGCAATGGATTATAAGTATTGTTTAACGGACTGCCACCAATGTAATTTCTATTACCACGCATCATTGCAGCTAGTTCTGGCGATTGACTAAACAATTGAGCAAATGGATTATTAGATTGTTGTGGTTGATTATTGGTGTAATATTGACCTGTAGTATTGTCATAATATACTTGACCAGCAGAAGCTGAATTTTGATTTGGCATACCCATCATTGTTTCCTTAAATATTAAATTCCCATGTTTGAGGTTTAAAACCCATTTGTTTTGCTTTTCGTTCCCAACCTCTACGTTGAGAACTAAATGTTACTTTAGTCTTTTGACCGTTCTTTGCTATTTGTTGTATTTCTTGAAACGCTTGTTGAAGTAATAATTCGTTATTAATCGTAGACCATGCAGCCCATACATGAAGTGTTTTACCTATAGGTTGTAATACTACAAAGCCATAAGGTTTGTTATCGGTTACAGCTAGAAATACCATAGAGCGTTGTTCGTAACAATCACAATAGACATCCTCTACTAACCACTCAGGATGACCTTTGCTTCTGACTATTTCAAGACCATGTTTAATAAACTCCCAATGAGTCCTAAGTTGGTCTTTAGGTATGTAATGTAATATCACGCTACTATTATATAACGATATGTCTTATTGGATGTGTCATTTGCAAAGTGAGTAAGAGTAGCTTGTCCTGTTTGTTGTGCACTAATATATACGTTGTCCATAGATAATGGTGCAATATAGTTTACTGTTACAATAGCTGCTGGAATAGCAGGTCTAGGAATAATAGCATCTGCTGCATAATGCTCAAGCCCAACCAATGTACTTGATGTTGTTCCTGCAATTTCTACATAGTCATTAGCGTTCATATCTAAAAAGATATTTACTGTTCCAACAATATGACCCCAGTCAGAAGCACTTTTTCTTTCTGGAATATCAAACCTACTAGCACTTCTTGGAACATCTGTTCCATTTACACGAAACCATATATCTGCATATTGTGGTGCATTATCTTTATTGACTAATTGCAGAGAAAATTGAACATTGTAAGTTCCAGCATTTCTTACATTTAAACGACTGCTACTAGATAAATAAACACCGTTAGACTCTTCTGTTGTATCATAAACTACTACAGCAGTTGAGCCTACGCTTGGTGCTGTTTGGTCTGTATTATTACTAAATGAACCATAAGGTGCTGTATCTGCTTCTGCTGCATCTGATATAGGCATTAAACCTATATATGAATTATAACCTATACGTTCATCAGATATTGTGGTAGTTGTAGCCCAGCCTGTATTTAAAGTAACTTCACCAGTATTGTTGCTTTTACCTTCTACAAGGTTATTTACAATCTCTGCTACACTTCTAGCATCACCACCTGTCCAAGGTAGTTTACGGTACATATCACTACGTGCCATTATCTATTACCTTGTGTTGTGTAATCCAAATCTAAACCAATAGCTGAATGCCAATCTGCACCAGTAGGGGTAAGGCTAATTCTATGATAACGACCTGCACTTCTTACAGAACATCTATCTTCTTCACTTGCTGTTACAGATGAACTATAAGTAATAGTATCGTTTAACATACGTCTAGAAGCCACAGAAACGCTTGCAGAGCCATTATCTACAGAAGGTCTGATAAGAGTAAGCACAGAGTTATAACCGTATTCTAGGTCGTTTGTGATAATGTTTGCTGTAGCATTAGTTCCGGTAAATGTGATAATTTTAGTATCACGAACACCACCAAATAGGAATTTACCACCAGCATATAGTCTATCGTCTAGTGTAGTTGTAAGAGTATCTACAGTCTTTAGTGCTGCTGCACTTGCTGCCATATCAATAGCAACACCTGTGCCTGAACCTACACCTGTAGCTGTAAATAATACGCCTACAGTATTAGCTACTGCACCTATAAGTGTATAGTTTGTTGTGCCTATGCTTCTAATAGTATATGACTTGCCTACTACAAAAGAACCTGCTGTTACGTTATAAGCTGTATCTATACCGTCTAAAGTTGTGCCTGTAGTAGCTAATGTTGATAACACATCTACATCTGTATCAGCTTCACACCATTTTTGTGTTTCAAAGTTATAGATAAGTAATGCTCTGTTACCTGAAACTGTTGTGTAGTTCCAAATAATTAAATTACGTTCTGGGTCTGCTGCTGCTGATATAGAGTCAATATCACCAATGTTTGCATTAGCATAAAAGTATCTATCTACCTTTTCTGAACCAATACCTGTAACTTGTTGTCCGTTACATGAATAGAAACCATCATCTGATAAGAAGTATGTTACACCACCATATTGTGCTATAGAGCCACCTTCTACACAACCTACATTACGTGAGATAGTGTCAAACTGAAAGAATAATGGTGAGCCAATATATGACATACGCACAATGGCTTTTTCTAGGAATACAATACCAAACTCTCCGCCTGTAATACCTGTAATGTCACCACCGTCAGGAAGTTCTTGGAAATCACTTTGTGATGCAGCTCCAGGAGTCCAATCTGTTTCATCATTAATATCTGACCATTGAACACGTGATGGGTATGTGCCAGCACCTATATTAGCACCTACTACAAAGTCACGAACTATTGTAATGTATTTAGCTACAGGAGCTGCGGCTGCTAAGTCTGCAAAGTCTGTAGATGATGTTATATCATAAGCTTGTATTTTTTCAGAACCATTGGAAGCTAATACTGTATTTCCAAACTGAACGAATTGCCATCTATTAACACCTGTATATGCACCTGCTGCTCTTGTAACATCTTCCATAGATAAGTCTGTAGAGGATACTTTAAATAACTTTGTTGCTCCACCTGCAAATATAGATACGTCATTGTTAATTTTGCCTGCAAAGCAATTATTAAGGTCTTCTGTAGCTGCACCTGAATAGTTTACTGCTGACTTAAATGGACCATATCCTACAGCTAAAGGAATGACGTTATTAGCTTCTGATACTGTATCTAAAATAGATGGTTGGTCTGGTAACCATTCTTTAAATTGTATGCGCTGTGTAGGCATTATCTTAATTCAGCCCAAGTTGCAATACTTGTGCCGCCTGTAACGGTAACAGTATATGCTGTGCTGTTGGGTACAATAAATGCAGTTGAATATGGAATAGCACCGCCACTTGAACTAATAGTATGGCTTTGTGATGAAATGGTAACTCCACCTACTACTACAACAACAGTACCACTTCCACTTGTATCAACATTAAAAGTAACTAATGCTTGTATTGGCTTACCTGTACTATTTGTATATGATGTGCCTGATACTCTTGTTGGTAATTGCCAAGTTTGATTAACACCAATACCTGCGTTTAAACTATTAGACGTGCCTGTAGCATTAGTAAGGACTATTGCACTTGGTGTACCTAATGCAGGAGTAGTTAAAGTAGGTGATGTTCCTAATACTATACTACCTGAACCTGAAACATTTTGTCCTAATGCAGTAGCAACACCTGTACCAAGTGCTGTAATTCCTGTGCCACCTTGTGCAACTGATAATGGAGTAGTTAAACCTGTAAGTGATGTAATGTCACCATTTGCTCCAGTTACAGCAGCACTTAAAGATGTTCTAGCGCCACTAGCTGTAGTTGCTCCTGTACCACCACTTGCTACAGGAAGTGCAGATGCTAAACCACCAGTTAAAGTTGTAGTTCCAGTAACAGTAAGATTACCACCTACTGTAAAGTTATCTCCACTTGTGCCATCTTGTTGGTCTTTAAGTAAAGCCATAAGTGAACGTATAGAATTGTTTACGTTAGCTGGAGAACATCCTTCAGCAATATTAATATTGGTGATATCTGTATTATTTGCTGCGGTTGCACTAAACTCTGAAATTTTATTCTTTGCCATTTTTTATCCTTGTTAAACTATCCTTGACGAAGCCATATATCTGAACCAGGACTAATTTCAGTCCAAGTCTCTGTTCCTGCTGTTACATCTGACCATGTATCTGTTGATGGTGACATTGCTGTCCATGTATCTGTTGATGGTGTAATGTCTGTCCATGTTTCTCCGCCCGGAGTAATAGGTGTCCATCCTTCACCTCTTATTACTCCTTTTGCTATAATAGTAGCGTTACCATTAATTGTACCATTGCCACTATAATTTGCATTGCCTAGTGCTGTAACATAAGCATAACCATTTATACTACCATTACTTGAATAATTAACATTACCTAATGCTGTAACTGAAGCAAGACCGTTAATAGCACCACTAAATGAAATAACACGATTAGCATCCGCTATAACAGTAGCTATTCCATTTATAGAGCCAGAAAATGAGCTAATGCGATTACCGTTAGCAGTTACATAGGCATAACCGTTGACTTGTGCAGAAGCTCTAAAGGCTGGGTCTTGTACACCTAAGTCACTTATAGGTGCTTCAGATATGGCACAAAAGCCTAACATTATTACACTACTTCGCTAGGTGTTACCCATGGTAATGGTTGTTCGCTAGGTGTGACAGGTGGATTAGCTTGTGCATCTATACTTCCTGCAATTGTAGCTTCATAACTTGCTACACCATCTGCACCTAAGGTGTCTTTAATCCAACCTACGACTTGTTCTTCTGTGAGTTCATCGTAAGGTGTGAAGTTAGGGTCTTCAGCAGATATAGTGAATTGTGTTGTGTTGCTACCTAATGTTTCTGAGTATGTGCCATCTGTGCCTGATACAGCCCATTGTGCTAATACTACGACATCTGTTTCACCTTCTACTTCAGGTAGAGTGTACATAGATGTTACTGACCATGTGTAATTTATTGCCATTTATTGCTCCTTAATTATCCAACATTCCAAGTTGTTCCGTCTGAATATACAGGAACTGATACTGCACCACCGCCTACCACTGCCGCACCAAATGTTGGTGCTAAGGCATCTGTTACAAAAGCTCTTGCACCATTACCTGCTGTTGCTGCAGCTACTAAGGCTGCTACTGTGCTAGTGCCTACATTTATCCATTTAGCACCTACTGTAAGAGTAAGACCAGGAACTCTTAAAGATGTTATGGAAGCATTACCTATTGTTATCTCATTAGACACTGTTGCTGATGATGCAGCAGCGTTATAACCTATGATGATGTTGTTAGAGCCAGTAGTAAGATTGTTAGTGCCACTATTACCTGCAAAAGCTCCTAATAATGTGTTTTGACTGCCTGTTGAAACTACTTGACCTGCTTGTCCGCCAATAGCTGTATTTGATTGTCCACTACTAAGAGTAGTTAAAGCTAAATATCCAAATGCAGAATTATTATTATTAGTACATAAACTTAAAGCTGAATAGCCAAATGCAGAGCTACCTATACCTGTAGCATTGCCAGCTAATGCTCCAGTTCCAAAGGCAGCATTAAAATTACCTGTAGTGTTAGCAGCTAAAGCTGCTGCTATAACCCCAGCTCTTTGATTACCAAAAGCACTATTACCTATACCAGTAGTATTAAGTCTTAATGTTCTAGCACCAAAAGCTGTATTTGCAATCCCAGTAGTGTTTGATAGCATTGATTGAAATCCAAAAGCATCAACATCGCTCGCTGTCGTATTAGCATTTAATGCCTGATATCCCACTGCTGTGTTATTACCACCTGTAGCTAGTGTTGCTACGGGTACTGTGAATCCACTACCTGTTCCACCGATAGATGCAGCAGGAGCTGTGAGTACTGTGGTTGTGTCTAAGAATCTTGAACCAAACGCTGTAAGAGTTACTGTAGTAACTGCTCCACCTGCAACAACAATAGTAGCTGTAGGATAAACACCTGCGGCTGTACCTGATGAAAGCGTCATGACTACACCAGTATATGTTCCGTTAGTGTATCCTGAACCACCAGTAATAGCACCTAGTGTGGCTACTGCTGTAGTATTAGCTATAAGAGAATCTCTACCAACTGCCACATTATTAGCACCTAATGTATTATTTTGTAGTGATGAGTACCCAACGCCAGTATTACTAGCACCTGTAGTCGTGTATAATAAAGATTGGTAACCTAATCCTACTTGACCTGTTGCTGATGTATTAGAATTTAATGCAGAATTTCCTAAAGCTGTATTTCCAGAAGCACTGTTATTGGTTAAAGCACCTTGTCCTATTGCAGTGTTTTGACCGCCTGTAGTATTTGTATTTAAAGCTAATCTACCCATAGCAGTATTGGACTGACCACTTGTGGTAGATGCCATAGCATTAAAACCAACAGCAGTGTTAAAAGCACTAGAAGCATTAGTATTATTTAATGCTGACACTCCTACTGCTGTATTAGTTGCAATTGCTCCTGCACCCTTACCCACAGTTAGCGTAGATATAGTAGAGTTATCAGTACCAAATGTAGCTGCTATGCCTGGTACTCTTAGTGATGTTACAGATGCGTTGCCTAGTGTTATTTCGTTAGATACAGTTGCTGATGATGCTGCTGCGTTTTGTCCAATAATAGTGTTGTTAGAACCTGTGGTTAGGTTGTTAGTACCTGAGAAACCTGAATTATATCCAAGTAATGTATTACCTGTACCTGATGTAACTGCTTGTCCAGCCGCTTGTCCTAAAGCGGTATTTGCTATAGCATTACTTAAAGTTAATGCGTTATTACCTACAGCAGTACTAAAATTATTTGTAGTATTTGCTTGTAAAGCAGCTTGTCCAATCGCAGTATTTCTTACTCCAGTTGTATTATTTTGTAAGGCAAGTCTACCTACGGCTGTATTGAAAGAACCTGTAGTATTACTTAGTAAAGTTTGATGACCAACCGCTACATTATCACCACCTGATTGTAAAGTAGCTACAGGCACTGTAAATCCTGAACCACCAGCAGCGAATCCTGCTGTCACCATAGCGGCAGATGTTACTGTTAATACTGTAGTTGTATCTTTAAATCCTACACCATTAGTGACTAAAGTAGCAGCAGTAATTACACCGCTAGTTACTGTAATAGAAAGTGTAGGGTATGTAGTAGCAGTAGAACCGCTAGATAATGATGCTTGTACAGTTAATGGTCCACCTGAAGCTCCACCATTGTATCCAGTACCACCTACAATAGTTCCTAGTGTAGCTACATTTGTTGTATTAGCTGCTAATGCACTACCACCAACAGCAATATTTTGTGCACCTAAAATATTACCTGTTAAAGCACTTACACCTACTGCTGTGTTACTAGCACCAGTAGTGTTAAATCTTAAGGCACTTGCCCCTAAAGCTGTATTATTAGTACCTGTTGTGTTACTTGTTAAAGCAAGATAACCAACGCCTGTAATAAGACTTGCTGTAGTATTTGCAGCACATGCTGAAGCACCTATTGCTGTGTTAGTAATACCAGTTGTATTAAGATTTAAAGCATTTATACCTACTGCTACATTATTATTGCCTGTTGTATTAGTAGTTAAAGCACTAGAACCTACCGCTGTATTGTTAGAACCTGCTGCAAAGGTAGCCACAGGAATACTAAAGCCACTTCCTGTACCACCTATAAGAGCTGCTGCCACTGTTAAAACTGTAGCTGTAGTGACTGATGCACCTCTACCATTGGTGACTAATGTAACTGCTGTTACTGCACCACCTGATACTGTAACATTGACTGTTGGGTATGTAAGGAATGTAGCACCTGATACTGGTGTCATAGCTACGGCAGAATATGTACCATCTGTATAGCCTGAACCACCTGTGATAGAACCTAATGTGGCTACGGCTGTAGTGTTAGCATTTAATGCAAAATAACCAACTGCTGTATTATTATTAGTAGTAGTGTTATTACTTAAAGTACCACCACCACAAGCTGTATTTGTTAATCCAGTAATATTATTAACTAATGATATATAACCAATAGCAGTATTATCATTAGCAGTAGTATTTGCTGCTAATGCCCTATCACCTACGGCAGTATTTCTTGGACCAGTTGTATTAACTCTTAATGCTTGATAACCAACAGCAATGTTTTGACTTGCTGAAGTATTAGCATTTAATGCTTGATAACCTAATGCAGTATTAAAAGTTCCTGTAGCAGTAGCATTTATAGCTTGGAAACCTACAGCAGTGTTAGTAGCTACAGCACCACCACCCTTACCTACTCTTAATCCATTTATAGTAATATCACTTTCAATATCAGAATAAACAGCTTTACCAGCAGGGTAAGTACCGAATACGTCTTTAGTACCAGCACTAAAATTGACAGCACTACCACCATTAGATGAAGCAAGGATAGTTGTTCTAGCTAACGTACCTGCTGCTACTGTGCCAATACCCACTTCCCATTCTGAACCTGTAGGTGTAGAGATAGTATAGTAAGTTGTATTTGTATTACCGATAGCTGTGCTAAAAGATTGATAGCCAGTAGTAGCTCCAGCAAGTGTAAGCGTACCAGTGCCAGTAGTCGTGGATGTTTCTTTGACCCTATCCTTTATTACTAAAGCCATTTATATTCCTTTATCGTTTAACGCTAAGTATTAAGATAACTCTACTGATAAGTTACCTGTAGCAATTTTAAATACATCGCCAGTAGTAATTGCTTTAGCTACGTCTAATGGTGTGTGATAAAGTAAGTTACCACCTGATACTGCATCATTAATACCAATCCAACCTACTGTTCCCCATGAAGATGTACAAGTTGGAAATGTAACGTCAGCATTGTTAGTAGATAAGCCACTAGAAGGTGCGCCAAAAGTTACTGATTGTCTAGCGTATGAGCCACCGCTAACTTCTGTACCACTACCTGCGTCTGTAGGGTCTGAAGTCCATAATGATACATATACTGTGGAAGGTGATGTAAAAGTTGTTGCTCTCAGAGTTGCATTAATAAGTGCGTTTTCTAAATAGGTGCTTATTTCTGACATAATTTTTCCTTATCTCGGTGTTACGTTTAATGTGGTATATGCGTATGTTTGACCTAAGTCACTTGTTTTAATATTAGCAATGGCTCTATCATATAATCCTGACCATGTTACTACTCTAGGGTCATTCATAAGATACGGTTCTGCTTCTGCTAATGTGGCGTAAAGTAAAGCGTCTGGGTAGTATGCTAAGAACAAGTTACTAGATGTTGTAGTAGAGATAAATGTAGGTTGAGCATAATATAGAATCTGAATAGTGTAATCAGAGTTTTGACTTGGTGCAAATTGGAACTCTGTGCCTAACATTGTAAAGTAATGTGAACGACCTGATAATGATGTTTGACCATTACGGAAGAACAAGTCAGGTGATTGATACTCTAAGATAATAGGTGGGTTACCTTGGAAGTGCATTTCTCTTAACTCTAAGAAGTCAGTAGGAAACGCTACCTTGTTATCAGAAGGTGTAGTCGTAGCTACCTTTAACATAGCTTCTGTTCGTAAATCACGACTCATTCTTAACTGTGCCATCTGAATGAAATCAGGGATAACACTTGATAAGTCTGTTCTCGCTAGATAGCTTTCTACTGTTGATACAAAGCTAGTATAGTTTGTAAATGCCATTTAATATCCTTTAATATTGTCCGTTCATCATCCAGTCTTTACGCTGACCTTTAAAATGATAAACATATACATCTTTACGTTCTTCTTTATCTTTTGGAGTGTAGTTATATTCATCACAAGATAGTTCTAATACTTTATAGTTATCTGTATCTGCAATTAACTTAATAGCTAATTGGTCTCCATACCATTCGTGTGCTTTTTTATCCAGACTCTTTAATTTGTTTAATGCTTCTATCCAAAACTCATGGTTCTTAGAAAACATAACACCTGCGTTATATGGCATGAGCTTAACGATATCATTACCTTCTGTATCTATAATAGAGCCATAGCGTTTAGTTAAAGCTACATCAAAGTCTTGGTTAAATACATGAGATAAGTCTTTCTTGATTATCATGTCAGTATCTAGCGTTACCCAATTGCCTCTTAATGAAGCTAGGTGTTCTAATCTAAATAACATAATAAGACCGTTATATTCTTTACGAATAATAGTATTTACGCCTTTTATAATTGGCGTATTCATATCTGATAATTGAACTATGTTTGCATTTGGCATCACTTCTTTTACAGAAGCTACCATTTTTGTAGGCATATCTACATCTTTACCTACATGAAGAAATGTTATGTTAAGCAAAGATTATATCCTTATGTGCTTGACCTACTTCTTTATAGCCAATGCTTTCTAATAGATTTCTTGCTTCGTATGTGAGTGGTTTATGTGCTAGGCTTTTTTCTTCTATCACAATTACAGGTCTATAACGTTTAACCTGGTCTATCATGCCTGCAATAGCATTGTGTTCAAAACCTTCTACGTCTAGTTTTAAGAAGTCTAATGCACCGAAGTCAGGCATAGGCATTACTTTAATACCCTTACCTTCAGATAAGTGCCAACAACCTGTGTTATTACCACTTGCTAGTGCAAACTCTTGATGAGTGTCGTATAGACCAAACTTAGACAGAATAATATTGTTTTTGTTCTTAGTATTTGCTACTAAACATTCAAAGTTATCAGGGTTAGGTTCAAAGGATGCGACTAGATTAAACTTATCACATAGAAACCTAGACCAGCTACCTACATGTGCACCACCATCTACTGCAACATCCCATTTCTTTACATGTTCTATTGCAATATCTAGTGATTTGTTTTCAAACACATCACCTAATTTAAAGTAGTTGACAAAGAACTCATCACTATCTGGTAAATAAGTGTTGCCTGCTAATTTCATAACTGATTTGTAACGTTTTCTATGACTTCATTCCATGTTTTATCATCTTGGTAGAATAGTCTCATGTGTCTATACCAAGGCATACTTACTTGAGCATATCTCCATTGGTGGTATTTAGGTACCAAGCACCATGTTTTAACGCCCATAGCAGCACTACAATGTAAAGCTGTAGTATTGACCCCTAAAACCATATCACAAGCTGCTATAAGAGCTGCTGTGTCATCATAATCTTTTGCGTCAGATGCTAATTCTAAGTACTTAACACCTTCAATTTTGCGTTCTACGCTATAGTCAAGACTAACTAACTGTATGTCTTTGCGTTTAAGTAGTGGCTGTAAATCTTCTTCTGTAAGCTGTCTGCCTTTAGAGTTTGTTCTAAATGTACCGCCTTTAGTCGTGATACCTATGACTGTTTTACCCCATGGTTTAAACATGGCTTTCCACATTTCAACCTTATCTTTATCAGGTACTAGAAAAGGAGTCCCAGGAAAAGACTTGCTCGTTGGTCTGCAAAACTGAGGTAACCCGCCAATAGCACATCTGGCATCAATTGTAATGTCATTTGTCCACTCCACTTCTTTTGCTCTACGTGTTCCATGCACCTCTGCATTAGGAAAACTACGTTTAAATAATGTTTCTAATCTTTCGTCACAGTCTATGTAGACTTTGTTACTAATTGCTATAGCGTCTGGAATACATGAAGCATAGAATATCTCATCACCTAAACCTTGTTCACCATAGATGATTAAGTTTTTACCGGATGAGCCATCCCATCTTACTTCGTCACCATAAGATAATTCTTTACGGAACTTACCACCTAATGACTTGTTCCATTCTGCCCAACCTAATTCCCATTCACCTTTGGCTAGGTAACTATGAGCTAGGTTTAATTGTGCGTGTAGCTCGTTAGGATTGCATTCTAGAGCCATCTTTGCAGACTTCTCTGCATCATCCCAACGTGACATCTGAACGAGTGAAGCTGAAGCGTTAGCATAAGCTAGTGCATAGCTAGGGTCTAATTCTGCTGACTTTAAGAAGTATTGTATAGCTTCTTCAAACATATCCATTTCATGACATGCACGACCTAGAGATGTCCATAATGCTTTATTACTTGGTGACTCTTGTAATGACCTACGGAATAACTGATATGCAAATGCAGGCTTATCACCCATTAACCAGATGTAACCTAGAAAATGTAATGTAGCTGCATCATTAGGATAGACCATTAACACTTCGTTAATAATAGGTAAAGCTACGTCATACTCTTCTTTTTGTATGAGGTCGTGTATTGCTAACTGTACTTTCTTTAATTCTTCTTTATCCACTCTTTGTAGTCAACTTAAGGTAAGGATAGTTTTCGTTTATTTCTTTCATTAACTCTTTTGTTTGATTAGGGTTATACATGTCTATACCCTTTTGCTTTAACTGCATTTCCACTACAGGTGGAATACTAGCAAAGTGTGCCCATTCTTCTTTAACACCTTTGTTCCAAATCTCAGGGTTATCTCTTGCTTGTTTAATCTTGTCTAACATGCTGCTCACATCTTGAGTAGAGGTTAGGTAGTATGTATCTTTAGCAGGGTCATAGTCAAAGTACTGACTTACACCTGTTACGCTATTGTGGTCAAATAATATTGGCATAGTATAAATACAACAGAGGGAGAATTAACTCCCTCTATCATATCACATCTAATTACTAAACACCTACGTTTTGCACTTTTGCATGTGCGTCAGGGTTTTGAACTACTAAAGCATATTCTGCTGTTAATAGATACTTAGTTGAGTCACCAGTCTTAGCAAGTTCTTCTTTGCTTAAAGGACGTAGTGAAGCTAAACCAACATAGCCTGGGTCAACACATAAAACTGCTTGGTCACGCATGAAACGGTCAAGTTTCACAGTGTGATTACCGAAGTCAGAAACGTAAACGTCTGCTGCACCAGTAATAGTAGCTTGTGTTTTGATTTGTACATCTACAAACTTAGTAGCAATACCAGCAAAGCCAGAGAAACGTGCTTTGTTAGTTGCTGACATAAGGATTAATGATGGCTCGCCACCGTCTGTCCATGCCAATTGTAATGCTGACTTTAAGTCTGCTTCAATGAATGTTACTTGAGTACCGTCTGTAGGAGCTGCAACTGTACCACCTGAGAAACCAGGAGTTGTACCAGATGTAGAACCTGTAGCTAATACTCGGTTAGTAATCCAAGACTCAATACCTGCTGATGAACGAGCTGTTGCTGCGCCACCTGCTGATGATGCTTGGTTACGTACGATAGCATACTCCATGTCACGCTTCATTTCTTTACCAGCTTTCATAAGTTGGTAAGCAACTTCAGACTTACGACCGTACTTACGTACTACGTCATATGTGTTTGAAATTTGAACTGTTTTGCTTGAGATTTGAGTATAGTTACCTAATACTGTTGTTGCTGCTAATGTTGAGAATGTTGAGTCATCACCTTCAAGTGCACGGTTAGTACCTGCGGCTGCAAGTGTATCTGTTTGCCATTGATGGTAAGTTTGACCTGCTGACATTCTTTTTGCGATTGAGAGTAAAGGTGTATCTTCTGGAGAAATATCAAAGATAATATCTTCAAATGACTCCGCTATACCTTTACCCGTATAGGTATTGGTTGCTGATTCTGACATAATGTTTTCCTTTGTAAATTAAAGCATGTTTTCGATAAGTTTTTGAGCTGCATCTGACTTACCAGTCTTACGTAATGATTCACGTAATTTACGGTGAGCAGAGCTAGCTTCCGCTTTAGTATCTTTAGAACCAGGTTTCACTACTGGCTTAGCACTTGATACTTTTTTCTTTACAGTTGAATTCTGTTGAAGTTTTCGCCATTGCATAGCGTCATGCAATACCTTTACGTGACGAGGGTCAACAATTGAGTTAAGTTCGGCATCTGAAAAACCATAGTCCTTGCCAGTAGATAACAATGCTTGGTTAGTCTCAGGACTCCAATTTGGTATCTCTTTTGCTAGAACTTCTTTTCCTTTTGCTATCTTCTCAGACATCAATTGCGTTTGCTTCTGAACGACTTGTTGCTTTTTGGCTTCAAACTGTGAAACAAGTTGACTACGTTCTTGCTGTAGTTGGTTGTATGTAAAGAAAAGTTTTTGTGCTTCCACAAAATCATTATCAGACAATTGTTGCCAATTCACGTTTGCATATTGGTTTAATTGTTGGTCTAATGATGTGATTTTTGCTACATCTTCAATTAAGACATTGTTAAGTTGCATTTGCTCTTGAAAGGCTTGCTCCTGCATTTGTATTTGCTGGGCATAGGCTTCTAGCTCTTTGCGTTGTTCTGCTACTTGTTGTGTCTTTTGCGTGTAGTCTAAGCCTTGTTGAGCTAATGCTACTACTTCGTCTAGTGGTTTTTCAACATCTTCACCATTGACTTTAAGTTTAAGGATAGCAGGAACTTCATCTTTCGACTGTTCTTCTTCCTCAGCTTCGTCATCTGATTCTTCTGTTGCTTCTTCTGATTCTACTTCTTCAGTAGCTTCAGCCTCAGCCTCTAGTGGTGTTTGTTCTTCTTCGT